CTCAGTATCCTACGCCCTATGTCTGGGATTACTTGCGTTCTCGCCTTCGTACTACTGATCCTGAACTCCAGCAACACCTGTACATGCGCTGCACAGCCAACCCCGGAGGAGTGGGTGGTTGGTGGGTCAAGAAAACCTACATCGAAGGAACTCCCGAGAATAAGCCTTTTCCTGCCTTCGATATAGAAACAAAGAAACCGTTTCTGTGGCCTGCTGGTCACGAGAAAGCAGGTCAGCCGCTCTTCTTCCGTAAGTTTGTTCCTGCGCGACTGACCGACAATCCCCATCTGATGGCAGACGGCCAGTATGAGGCCATGCTCAGATCGCTCCCAGAAGTCGAACGGAAGAGACTTCTCGAAGGGGATTGGGACGTGGCGGAGGGAGCGGCCTTCCCCGAGTTTTCAAGAACACGACATGTTGTCGAGCCATTCGATCTTCCGACAAACTGGCCTCGTATACGAATGGCTGACTATGGATACGCAGCACCCTCGTGTGTCCTCTGGGGTGCAATCGACTGGGACAACAATATCTGGATATACAGAGAATTATACGAAAAACACTTGACAGCAGAACAACTGGCTGATAGAATACAAGAAGCGGAACAACTAGACCCGCCACCACACTACACGGTCCTCGACTCGTCTTGCTGGAACAAGACGGGCTTTGGGCCGTCTATAGCAGAAGTCATGATGCGAGCGGGCGTGCGCTGGACGCCTGCAGACCGCAACCGTATTCAGGGGAAGATGGAGATACATCGTCGTCTTGCTGACGATCCCTACACGGAAGAGCCGCGACTTCGTTTCTTCTCCTCGTGTCAGAACATCATTAAGCAGATTGCGGGCATACCCCTATCTAAGACAAACAGCGAGGACGTAGATACGAAAGCAGAGGATCACGCATATGATGCCCTGCGCTACGGCCTGATGACACGGATGAGTGGATACGCTTCTATACACCAGCAGCTAAACTCAATCAAGAATCACGTGCATCAAGTTCAAGACGAAGTATTCGGATACTAATCTATGGCACAGCCTAAAAAACCTAAAAAGGGAACTACTCCGTACGGCCCCATCCTGACGGAGATAGAACTCGCTGAGAAGGCGAGGGATGGAACTCTCACCGTTGGTGAGGCCATAGATTTTGCACAAGCCAATGCTAAGAGGCTACACCCGACTGCTAAAACCTACGAAGGGAACATGACTACCCTAAGAAACCACTTGGAACTCTTAGGCATTAGTCCTGATACTCCCTACAAGGATATGCCGGATCAAATCTACAAATTCACTGTAGAGGGCACCCCTGAATTTGATAGCAAAGGAAAAGAACTAAAACCTGCAAACAGAATTACTCCCTTACAAACTCTAGAGTCGATTCTGAGAAAGGGAGAACAAACTCCTTTTGAAAGATACGGCATAATAGGAGTTACAGACTCCACGACAGGTGTTAAAATGTATCCGCAGCTTGTCGGGGCAGGCACGGGAGCAGGGGGACAAAGAACAAGTCTGGCACAGACCAGACAGATGAGGGGCGTGCTTCCTCAAGATACTTTTGTGCAGATGTACACTACCGCGCTACCTAAGATCGTGGAATCTCACGGACAGGCGGTTGCGGATATAATGCAGTATCACGCCACTACTTTTAATCGTCCTGAACAACTTTTAGAACTTAAAAAATCAGACGTATTTATACAGGGAGATCAAATAACAGTCAGGGGTAAGGAGGCTGTTGACAACAAGGGACGACCAGAACTTAGCTACAAAGTAGACTCTCCGATGGGACAGTTGTTACAGAGAAATCTTAACAGTGGCACCTCAGAGTTTCTATTTGATGTAACTGAAACAGAAATGGATCAAGCATTTGCTAGGCACATTACTCCGCAGCTAGAACCATACTCAAATATACTTCCTGTAATTGAGGATAAATCACGTAATGCAGCGGGTCAAGTCATTAGAACGGAAAGACCTGTTCTTACAAAATCTGTTGTACGACACATTGTACCTACATACTTTATAGATGAACTCGGAGTAGACGAACGTCTCGTAGATGTTCTTATGGGTCACAAGAAGGCTTCGACGCTGCGTAAACACTACGCAGGCATGAGAACTAATGTTGACCTGCCAAAGATACTAGAAAATCCTTCAGATTTTGCAAGAATGGGTTTCAATCAAAACCCTAATACCATAAACCTAGACAATTTAAGTGACGAACAAAAAGAAAATATAGCTAAGGATCAGCTTGAAACACTTACAAAAGAGGCAAAGGCTGCGCAGAAAACTGCTGATGCCGATATTGCTGAAGCAACAGCCAGAGAAACAAAAGCAAAAGCTGCTGTAACACCTGAAGAAATTCAAAAAGCTGCAGAAGTTGATGAAGCACTTATCAGAGCCGATGAGACAAGAAAAGAAAATGAAAGAGAGATCAGGAGACAAGTCCGCGCTGAAATCAAGGCATCAAAACTAGACGCCACAGGAGACACAGCAGCGGGTAATCCCAGTGAAAGAACTCTGGCTAGGATGGAAGAACTTGGACTCCTCGACGACGTTCCTGCGGAAGAGCCACCTGAACCTGATCCACCGAAGCGCCGCAGAAGAAGAGCAGCGAAGAAGGCAGCGACAGCAGCAGGCACAACAGCCGCCACTATGGCAGCTAAAGCTGCAAAGGCCGCAGGGTTTATTGTTCCCGGACCCGATCCGTTTGAACTCGGTGCAGGTGTCTTAGACGCACAGCTATCACCGCCGGGAGAAAGTGCTGCTGACATCGCAGTCGAACGGGGTCAGAAGTTTGTAGGTGATTTGTTAGGCGTTGAGGCTAAACGCGCCGAAAGTATGTCTGATCTATTTACAAAAGAAACTTTAGCTGAAACCGCAGGCGGTATTGGTGGAATCTTAGCCGACTACGCCACACTCGGAACCGTATCAGGCACGGGTCCGTTCGACAGAAGCACCGGCAGCATCAGCGGAAGAAACTTACGCGCTCAACAACTACGAGAGCGACAAAACGCCGAAGAGGGGTTCGTTAAGCGACCCGGACTCGGCATACCTAAACCCTAACGGAGGAAGAAATGCAAAACCTGAACATGGGCGAAGCATATATCATGAATGCGGACAACACATCTGTAGATGATCAGATGGGTGCAGACAAACTGTACCGCGAAGGTCTTGAGTTTGACACTCGTGCAAAGACCGATGTTCTCACTGAGGATATGCCCAAGAAGCAAACCAAGCCTACTGTGGAAGCTTCGCTGTTTAAGATGGCAGACGAACGCGACTACTAAGGAAGCGACATGGCCGATAATTTTCTAGAGCCGGACGAAGAACAAGCGATCCCGATCATAAACCCTGATGAGCAGATGCCCGGACTTGCGGGTCACATCAAGGCTAAGTTCGACGATGCTGAGAACGGAAGGTTTTCGTACGAGCAGAGATGGCTGCAAGCGTACAAGAACTTTCGTGGAATCTATGACTCTACGACAACGTACCGCGACAGCGAAAGGTCTAGGGTGTTCATCAAGATCACCAAGACCAAAGTCCTTGCTGCATACGGACAAATTATCGACATTCTATTCGCCAACAAAAAGTTTCCACTTGTAGTCGAGTCAACTCCGATGCCTGAAGGTATCGAAGAGTTTGCTCATATGCGTACGCCTCTAGATGACGCTGTAGATCAACCGGCTGATCCCTATGGATTTCCGGGGGATGGTCGTCAACTCATGCCCGGAGCCATGCGTGCGGATGAACCGCACCGTCTGGGATCGTACGGAAAAGACTTCGGTGACATGCTCATTGCAGGCAAGTCACGTGTGGGTGAACCACAGTTCGAGCCTGCAAAAGAACAAGCACGAAAGATGGAAAAACTTATCCATGATCAGTTGCTTGATACAAATGCTGTCAGTGAGTTCCGCAAGGCCATCTTCGAGTCGTCCCTTTTCGGCACAGGCGTAGTCAAGGGGCCATTCAACTTCTACAAGCGGATTCACAGGTGGACTACTGACGAAAACGGAGAGCGTCAGTACGATCCGTATGAGCGCACTGTGCCGCGTATCGAACATGTATCTGTATGGGATTTTCATCCTGATCCGGCAGCAACATCCGTAGAGGACTGTGAGTACGTTATCGAACGTCACCGCATGAACCGACAACAACTTCGCAGTCTTGTTATGCGGCCACACTTCGACGCAGTGGCAATCGAAGAGTGTCTCGCAAAGGGTCCGAATTACGAAGACAAATACTACGAAGATACGATCCGAGAGGATGAAACTGAGCCACACATTTCCGAGAACAGGTACGAAGTTCTGGAATACTGGGGCGTTCTAGATGCCAAGTTTGCACAGGAAGTCGGTTTCGAGGGTGCGGAGAACATGTCAGAGTTCGACCAGATGCAGGTCAACATCTGGGTGTGTGGCACAAAGATTCTCCGCTGCGTTGTCAATCCATTCACCCCAGCACGCATACCCTATCAAGCGTTTCCATTCGAGATCAACCCGTACCAGATATGGGGCGTCGGCGTAGCAGAGAACATGGAAGACGCACAGATGCTGATGAACGGACACGTTCGTATGGCAATCGACAACCTTGCTCTCGCTGGTAATCTCGTGTTTGACGTGGACGAAGCAAGCCTTGTTCCGGGGCAGAACATG